GTATTGTTTCTTGTCTCATAATCGTTACTATATGTCATTTTTTATTACCTCCATTATTCAAATATTTTAATACTATACTTTCTATCAATTCGCTAAAACTAATTCCCTTTTCCTTTGCCAGTGCATCGAGGCGGAGTTTATCCGCCTTAGATATTTTGAATCTTGCAATACAATTATCCCTACTAATCATTTTTTAATGCCTCCTCTATAAGTTATCAGTTTTAATTGTTTCAATTACATGGTCTCTTATTTCGTATCGGTCAAAATATAATATTTCATCAAAAATATATTTAATATATTCTTTTAGTTCTCGACCTTCCCAATCCGCAGGAATACGTTGCTCTTTTGATTGGTATCTTTTATACACTTCATTCAATATATCAAGCACAAATTGTCTTTTTTCTAGCTCATTCATTTTAACGCCTCCTCTAATATCTGGAGGGGAATATCCCCTCACTTTATAACCTTTTTCTGTACTTTTTGCCCGTCATTTTGTATAATGCTATTGAGATTAATTTTTCAAAGAGCGTATATTCCTGCAACGGCTTGTATGCTCTTTTTTGTTGTAATATTATTGTCATGTTGTCACCTCCTTTAATGGTTTGATTCTTTCAGCTTCAACAGAATAATCTCTTAATAAATAAACTTTTATATCTTCGATGCCATCAGCATCCAAAGAAAACCACGAACCACAAGTTAAACAAGAAAAAAGGGTATAGCCTTGCGGATTTTCTTTTGTGTAACGTTCCCCTATAATTGTAAATTCTGCAAAAGTTGGACTGCATAACCGCAACCCCTTTTTCATAGCTTCATTATGATAAGGACAACAAGGCAAATTGACACAGATACTCTCTTTTAAAGGCTCACCACCCCAACCACTACCAATATGTATTTGGCATATATCGTCTTTATGTAGTCCCAAATCAGATGGAGCTTTAAAAATTAATTTCCTGTTATAATCTCTTGAATTTGAATAATTTATAGTTTGGTTATCTTCATCAGCAAAAGGAAATCTATACATAAAACGATAATCTAAATTTAAATAATTTTGTAATTGTGTCAAGTTCCCCTCTGATTTATTGATAGCACTAGGATTTTTTAATATTTCTTTTTCTATTTCCTCCCTTCTTACATAATACAAACTTTCACACGTTCCTAATTTAATTCCATTCCAATATTCACCCATACTTCAACAACTCCTTTTATTTAGTAGCTTTTTAAAAGCTCCATAGAGCCGATAACATTTGTTATCAACTCTAGCAACCTTTAAAGAAAAAATCTATTGCTATATACAACCCCCGCTTTTAAATTCCTAAGATACACAAGTAAAGCATAATTACTACAATTAATTAGATTTAATAAAGTTATATTTTCATTGTTTGGATGCTCGTAGATTGCATTAATTAACTTACTTTTTAATTTGATACTATTTCTCATACATCAACAACTCCTTTTAATTTAATTTGTTTCTATTAATACTATAACATAGTACGCTCACTACTGTCAACATATAATGTTAATATATAATGTAATAACTACAACATACCTATATCAACGCCTCCAGAGGTTATGTTATAATTAATACATCAATAATAATACTTGAGGAGGTAATATCATATGCCAATCACTAAAGCACCAAGCACCACAAAAACCTATGTTTTAGCCCGTAAAATAGATAAGTTCTGGCAATATTGTGTAGACAATAACTACATACCCGACGTTGAAACGTTGGCAATGTTTCTTGACGTGTGTCGCAAAACCTTGTGGCAGTGGGAACACAGCGAAAATAAAAATTTAGGTATCATAATCAAAAAAGCTAAAAATAAGATATTCCACGAACAAAAACAATTGGCCATGCGTGGCAAAATGAACTCCGCCATATTCATCTTTAACGCAAAGAATAATTTTGACTACGTAGAAAAGGTAGAACACGAACACAACTCAACTACCAATATTAATGTAGTTTTTAACGTTCCCAAAATAAGTCCCTCTATTCCTAATAAGATTATAGAAGGTAATATAATAGAAGTAACAGAAGCACCAGTGGAGGAGATACAGGACACAAAGGTAATATCTATTACCCCTGCTATAATAGAGGAGACACCAGCACCAGCACCAGCACCAGCACCAGTAGGAGTAGACCGCAAGGAACTAATGAGGTTGGCAAGGCTACAACGCAAGGGTAACAAAGTAAACAAATAAAAATAAAAAAGAAAATTATTTATTTGTTTTTTTTTATTATATATATAGGTATATAACCCAGCTACACCAATAACCTATATAATACATACATAATCATAGTATAAAATGCCTCCAAACCCAGTACAGGAGCGGTATACCACCCCCCACCCCTCCCCACCGTATGCCGGAGATTATGGGGCCAGGGAAAAGGTATATCCCAATCTGAGCAATTACAAAAACTAGCGTTACCATTTTTTTACATTATCACTATTATCACTATTATCATTATTGTCACTATTGTTATTTTCTTTTTAAAACCATAATTGGCTTATCAAAAATAGTATCAAATTTGTAGTCTTATAGAATAGAGGGACGCAACTCGAAAAAAGTGGTCTCTAAAACTGTTGTTTCTAAGGCTAGAAGGTGTTTTAATTTAGTCTAAATTTTAGACTGGGATTTTTGATAAAAAAGTGGGTTCTAACATAGGTATAGAAAGTGATACGAGGTTTTTTTTCTTGTTTTTTTTCAGTCTAAAATTTAGACTGGGTTTACATAATACGGCTTATTTTTTACATAATATATAGGAGGGATAACAGTATATGGAAAAGAAAGAGAACAGAATGATACTTAATGTAGATACTGGAGAGATTATTGGATTGATGAATGAGGGGGATAGGATAGTAAGAGGAAAGAGTAGTAAGATGTTAGCTGAAACGCAGGTATGGAGGATAGAAAAGTTTACGAAGGGTAGTTTAAGGGAGATACGAGAGTTATTGCCGGAGTTAAGTGGTAGTGAGAGGAATTTTTTATTTTGTGTAAGTACGTATGTTGGATATGAGGATTGTTGTTTGGAGTATGATAATGGGACACCATTGGATGTAGATAATTTTATTAAGATAACCAGTTTATCTAGGGCTACTATATTTGGTGTATTAAATAGTTTAAGGAAGAAGGATATAATATTCAAGGGGAAAAACAGTCAAGGTGATTTATATTTTATGAATCCTTGGATCTATTGTAGGGGTAATAGAATTAATAATGTGTTAAAGGCTATGTTTAAAAATTACAAGGTAAGGGTTATTAATAAAAGGTGGGGTGATATGGTTGATTAGATATTGTGGGTTGTGTGGTATGTCTATTACCCTTGATGAAAGGTTATTCAAGGTACATTATGAGAATGATGGTGCTGATAGATATATGTGTTTTTGTCATAGGCACGATAGGAAAGTCATAGATAAGTATATGGAGGAAAGGGTAGTTGATTCTCCTTATATTATGTATGCTGATGATAGCGAATTTTAAAATATGTTAGTAAGACTTTGACTATTTTCAAAGTGACAAGTGGCATGAAAAGTTGATATACTGAAATTGCTTACAACTATGCCCAAATTTAAATATAGAAGCACCCAAAACTCCTTTTGTTTTTTGAATATAGATGCCCTGCGGTTTTTGTTACCTCATTCCGTGGGGTATTGTTATATCTAAGCGTTCTTTGATAATTGAATATAGAACACTAAGTTCGGCGATTAGTGAGAATACAAAAGAAATTTTTAAGAATCAATTGAATCGGGGCTATTGTGTGAACAATGGCTCTAATTTATTTAAGGAGATTATTTATGATTTATCCAAGATTAACTAGGAGAGAAATTGAAGTTATTGAATTAGTTGCTGATGGATTCACAAAGGATGAAATTGCAGAGGAACTTTTCATATCACCTTGTACGGTGAAGAATCACACCAAAAATATTTTAGATAAATATAATTGCAATAGGCTTGTTAAGGCGGTGGGAATTTATATGTTTGACAAGGGGCGATTGAATGGCAAAGAATAATAGAAAGTCTCTTGCTAAAGTCACACAAAATAAGAAATCTCACGACATTCCTGTTGAATATACTCCAAACGATAAGCAGACTATTTTTCATAATGTAGGTACGGATATTTGTATGTATGGTGGGGCCAAGGGCGGGGGAAAATCATGCGCCTTAGTTATGGATGCCCTAATGTATGCTGTAGATTATCCAGGAGCATTGATATATTTGTTTAGGGAGAGTTACGATGATTTAGAGGCCAATATTATAAGAGAGTGGAAAACTAAAGTCCCTAAGGAATTATACGAATACTCTGAAACGAAGCATATTGCTAAATGTATAAATGGCAGTGAAGTAATATTTAGATATATCTCGAATGACCAAGATGCTGATAGGTACAGGGGTCGTTCGATGGACTATATTGGCGTTGACGAATTAACCAAGCATAGTAAAGAAAGTATACAAATATTGCTTTCTTGTTTGAGAAGTCCAAAGGGATTTCCTCCTAGGTTTAGAGGTACGACGAATCCAGGCTCAAAAGGCCATAATTGGGTTAAAATGGATTTCGTTGAGGCCACTGATTATGGCAAATATATTATAAAAGATCCAGTGACGGAACAAACAATTTCTTTTATTCCTGCTACTGTATATGACAACTACGTCATAATGGAAAATGACCCTAACTATGTTAAAAGGCTGGAGAATCTACCAGAGAGAGAACGTAAAGCCTTTCTGTTAGGTGATTGGGATTTATTCGAAGGACAGTATTTCAATTTTGTTAGGTCTGTTCATGTGGTAGATAATATGGTTATTCCTAAAGAATGGGATAGATACGTTTCCCTTGACTATGGATTAGATATGTTAGCGGCTTACTGGACAGCATTTGATCCACAGGGAAAAGCTCATGTATATAGAGAAGCCCACGTGCCAAATTTAATTATTTCAGAAGCAAGAGAATTAATTAATTCTATGACATTACCGAATGAAAATATAGTAAGTTATATTGCTCCACCAGATTTATGGAACAGGAGACAGGACACAGGAAAGTCCGCTGCTGAAATTTTTTCAGAAAGTGCAGATGGGATATTTCTAATTAAGGCCAGTAATGACAGGGTACAAGGTTGGTATAACATGAGAGAGTGGCTAAGAATCCACAAGGTTAGAGATGAGCAGACAGGGGCTGATATATTTGTGTCTAACATGGTTATATCAAGTGAGTGTCCTTGTTTAATAAGAGGTATTTCAGAATCACAGGCAGACGAGAAAAATCCTAGTGATGTAGCTAAAGAGCCTCATATATTGTCTCACAGTATAGATTCCATAAGGTATTTATTGTCAAATCGTCCAGCACCTACCAATCCTAGTGCTACATATTACAGTGATGATGATGAAGATGAGGATGAGAAAGATTCTAAAGGCGGTTATTTTGATTCTTAGATAAGAGGTATATACATGAGAATATTAAGTTTATTTAGTGGTATAGGTGCATTTGAGAAGGCACTCTCTAATATGGGAGTGCCTTTTACTTTGGTTAATTATTGTGAAATAGATAAATATGCAAGTAAGGCGTATTCGATAATACATAATGAGCCAGAAAGTAAAAATTTATGGGATATAACTAAAGTTGATACTGATGGGCTTGAAGATTTTGATCTTATGACATGGGGATTTCCTTGTCAGGATATTTCTGTTGCTGGTAAAGGTGCGGGAATAAAAGAAGGTACAAGGTCGGGGTTATATTATGATGGATATAGGATATTAAAAGCTAAGTTACCTAAATATTCGATTATTGAGAATGTTAAGGCATTAGTTAGTAAAAAACACAAAGAATCATTTGAGATGATATTAAAAGATTTAGAGGATTTAGGATATACGAATTATTGGAAAGTTCTTAATGCTAAAGATTATGGGATTCCACAGAATAGGGAAAGAGTATTTATTATAAGTATTCGTGGAGAACATAATTCGTATGAGTTTCCATTACCTTTTGATAATGGGTTGAGACTTAAAGATATGTTAGAGGATGATGTTGACGAGAAGTATTATATTTCTAATGAGAAGGTATCAAAATTAATTTCATCTTTAAAAGACAAACAAATTGAAGAAGGTGGGATAAAAGTATCTCGTAAAGGTGAAAAATTTGAGAGTAATATTGATATTGCTGGAACTTTACTAGCCAGAGATTATAAGGGGTTTGGAAACCAAGAAATGAACGCAGTAGCCGAACCAAACAAACTAATCCAAGTTGGTGAATTAGATATTAAAGACAACGAAAGACAACGAAGGGTTTACTCACCTGACGGCATAAGTCCTAATTTGTTAGGTAGACAAGATTCAGCTAAAATTATCCAAGTTGGCAATATAGTAAATACAGGTAATTTTGATAATCCACAAAGAGGTAGGATTTATTCTAGTGATGGTTGTAGTCCTTCTTTAAATACTTGTAGTGGTGGTGGATTAGAACCGAAGGTGCTTGAACCTTGTATATGTGCATCAAGAGGTAGAAACCCTGATAATCCATCAGACAGAACTACTGGATGTCCGACAGAACAACGCTTAGAAATTAATACTAAAGGGGTTTCAAATTCTATTACCACAGTTCAAAAAGATAATATGGTATTAGAACCAAAAATAATTCAAGCGGTTGGTGATAGAGGAAAACATTCTTATTCGATAAAAAACCACGCATTTACAATACCAGCTAATCCCATGAGTGATAGGGGACAAATGGTATTAGAACCTACTTACAGAATAAGGAAATTAACCCCTAAAGAATGTTTTAGATTGCAAGGGTTTGATGATACTGATATTGATAAATGTATTAAAGCAGGAATAAGCAACACACAACTTTATAAGATGGCTGGGAATAGTATTGTGGTTAATGTTTTAGAGGAATTATTAGATAAATTATTGGCATAAATAACAGCACGTGCCACGTGTTGAGGACATTGTTACCCGATCGACAGGTTCTTTTTTTATGCCTTTTATAAATGGTCGGGTTAAATTATTTTAGGAGGCTTTATGATAATCGGTTTATTGGATGTTGATGGACATAATTTCCCAAATGTGCCTCTTATGAAGTTATCTGCTTATCATAAAAAACAAGGGAATAGTGTTGAGTTTGTTAATCTGTTCAATAGGTATGATGAAGTCTACCAATCAAAAGTTTTTACATTCACCAATGATTTTGAATATGAGATTAATTCTAAGCTAGTATATAAGGGTGGCACTGGATATGGGTTAGATAACAAATTGGATGATGAGGTTGAATCAATTTATCCTGATTACGATTTATATCCAGAGTTAACTAAGAACATTGCTTATGGATTTCTAACTAGGGGTTGTCCTCGCAAATGTCATTTTTGTATTGTTAGTGAAAAAGAAGGTTGCAAATCATATAAAGTAGCTGACTTAGAACAGTTTTGGAGAGGACAAAAAGAAATAAAATTGTTAGATCCAAACTTACTAGCTTGTAAAAAAGATAGGGATGATTTAATACAACAATTAATAGATAGCAAGGCATATGTTGACATAACACAAGGTCTGGATGCTCGACTTCTTAATGAGGAATTAATTTATAAGATAAAAGAAATAAGATTTAAAATGGTTCATTTTGCATGGGATATGATAACAAAAGCTGACGAGATAATATTAAAAAACTTATCTATGTTCGCAAATATAACCAAATTAGGAATTAGAAAAATTAGGTGTTATGTGCTTACTAACTATAACACAACACAAGAACAGGATTTATACAGGATATATAAATTAAGAGAAATAGGGGTAGATCCTTATGTGATGATTTATGAAAAAGAAACAGCACCCAAAGAAATAAAAAGAATGGCACGATGGGTTAATAATAAATTTATTTTTCGTGTTTGTGATAAGTTTGATGATTATAAATAAGGAGGCTTTATGATAAGTGAATTAACTATATTAATGTTAGTGCATGGATTAAGTATTCTATGTGGTGTATTTGTGGGATATAAGATAGCAATGAGGTGTGTTGATTTAGATTTAAAGTATGACAATGATATTGATATACCCAGTTTTGAGCCAGAGGATATTACAGAGCCACTATTAAGCAAGATATTCCCTGAGAAATTTAAAAAGAATAAAGAAGATAAATTTATAAGTCCAGAAGAACATATGGACAGAGAAAAACGACACGCATTTTTTGATTAGGAGGTGTAGTTTTGCTAAAGAAAATACTAAGTATGATAGAGGAAGAAACTATAAAAGAGGCAATTAATCCGAAGCCCAATAATGAGATTGAGCAACAAATGGCTAACAAGATTTCCAATGATATAGAGTGTGCGGAGTCTGCTAAAGGCACATCATTGGATGATTTAGGATATACAATAGAAGAAACATGGAAAGATGAAGAAAAGATTTATAAAGGTGGAGGTCTACAATGGGTTACAGAGTTCGCTTTCAGAAGTAGGCGAATGAGAAAGATTAGGCCTTGCTCAGAGGATAATTTTGTATTTAATGCCCTTCAAATTCAAGCGGCTAATATAACATCAACTACACCAGAAGTTAAAATTACAG